TCCACGCTGCCAAGCTCGACGTTGCTCATGCCGCCGTCGGTGTTGTCATAGACATAGTTTTTTATGTCATAGGTGCCGCCCTCGCCGCGCTCATGGATTTGGAGATACACATAGGTCTTGTTGTCGTGGACCCGCGTTGTGGCAAAGGCGCAATCAAGGATCTTGTCGTTTTCCCACGCCAAGGGGTAAATCTCCTCCGCCATAACGAAATCCAGTTTGAGGGCTTTCGCCTCCCCGCTGGTATCGCCCTCCGCGTTCACGGGGAGGCCGGAGACGCGGACCACATAGGCCGTTGTCCCTTTGGCAAAGCACAGCTCTTGATAGGCGTTCATCATAAGGCGGAAATTGTTTTCTTCGCATACGGAGTCAAAGAAATCCTGTTCCGCCTTGCCCTCAAGCGTGATGGACACTTTCTCATTCATAAGCAGGTCCGCCCAATTCTCCGCGGCCTTTTTCGCCATACCGGCGACAAGCTTTTTGCGCTCGACAAACTTGATACCGTTCCAGATCTTGTAATGGTGAAAATCCGAAACGTCGCCCTTGTACCACGCATCCCAGCTCTTAATGTGCGTGTAAAAGCTCTCCGGGACGGTCTTATAGCCCAGCTCCCGCAATTTGTCTGAAATATTAAGTGCCATTACGCATTACTCCTATACTTCACATAGACGCGTTCCATGGCATAACGGAGGGCGTCTATCAGGTGGTTATTGGCGTCTGGATAACCGCTGATCCATTCGTCATCCTTGTTTTTCTCATACTCGTAATTGACAAACTCCTCATAGGCCGCGGGGGTGCGCCGCCGGTCAATGACGATCTTGCGCTTTTGCAGCCACTTCATGCCGTAATCCACGCTGCCGGGGCCCTTGACGGCCTCTTTGGCGTTGATCCCCATGGAGCGGTAGTCCGCAACAGACTTGGGCTCCGCGCTGTCGCAGGCGGTCCAAACATCGTTGTACCCTTGATCCTTGATCCATTGCGCGGATCTCTCATTGCTGAATTTCTGCATGTAACACTCATCTATGACATAGATGACTTCCCGCGCCACGTCATAGTGGACGCGGATAAAGGCGTAGGGGTCCGGGAACCATCCCCAGTCCACACCCTGATAGATCCGGTCAAAGTGGGAAATCTCCTCATTGGTGATCTCCCGGAGCTCAAGGTTTTCAAAGACGTTGCCGCCGGTGCCGACGGCCTCCCCGCCGTACTCATGCCGCCAGGCTCTTTCATCCCGCGCCTTGAGCAATTCCGCCTCGTTCAAGAACTGCTCGCCCAGCCAAGAGGGATCGTCCAGATCTTGATAGGTGCTGTGATGCGATACCCGGTCCGGGCGTGGCTCCGCGCTGTCCTTGTTCGCCCAATTGTCACGGGAGATCGGCGGGTTATAGGTCTCCACGTTCCAAAAGAGATCTCCGCCGCGCATGGTGGATTGGAGGATATTGCGGATCTCGGCCCGCCCGGAAAACTGATCCTTTTCCTCAAAGTGCGTGTACCCGATATAGCCAAAGGGGACCTTGATGCTCTTGATCTTCATGGGATCGTCCGCGCCACGGAACATGATGCGCTGCCCGGTGGGCTTATAGATGAGATCCATCGGGGAGATCTTGCTGTCCCAAAACTCGGCTACACCGAGGGCGCCGATGGCCCACATGTATTGCGCATAGACGCTATCCCGGAGCGTGTTGCCGACCTTGCGCAGGACAAGGCCGTGAATATCCGCGTGCTCCATGATGAGCCGAATGCCGATGAGAGAGGCCCATGAGGATTTGGTCGATCCGCGGCCTCCAAAGGCGTCATAGTGCGTGAATTTATGCTTGATGGCATAGACGGAGATCGCGCCGAAATTGGAGCTCACATTGCCCCAAAATGCGGCCCGCATGACGGCAAGGGACTTTTCGCGGGCGTTGTCCTCCCCCTCCATGTCCGCGTCCCTGAGCATCTTTTCCCACTTCTCAACGGCCTCGATCTTGCCGTTGACGGCGGATTGAAAGACGCCCGCGGCGACCATGGCGTTGTTTGTGAGATCATCGTCCGCAAAGCCGATGCTCGCCAACTGCTTCCGGGCGTCCTTACTGGAAATCGGGGCTGCTGCAATGGTCTGAGCGAGCTGATTGAGGGTTTTTTTATTCCGTTTCGACTCGCCGGACCTTACGCCGCCCTTGCGCCCGTTCCTCACCGCTTCATCCCCGCTATGAAACTGTGTCGCTTTCCCCTTTTTCAGGTTGTCAAGCTGCGCCTTTGACTGCGCCATAGATCACCACATCCCTTTTCCGATCCCTCCTGACAAGAAAGAAAAAGGGCGGGGCCCATAATGATGAGTCCCGCCCACACCAAATATTGTCCAGCCCATATTACAGGGCCGTTTTTCAGATCTTAAACTCCCGGACCACTTCCCCGGCTCCCTCGCCGGAGCTGATAAACTCGATCATAGCCATGCGCTTCCCGTCGCTCTTTCGGATGATGACGGGGCTGCGCCCGATCCCGTTTTCCATGCCGCCGTCAAATCCCTCATCCCCGGAGTAACCGAACATCCAGCCGTTTTCCCATTCGGTGCATTCGTCGATGTTCGGCTTTGCCTTTTTTGCGGCCTCAAGAGCCTGCTCATAGGTAATCATCTGTTGTTCCCTCTTTCAAAAAATTTTGGGTTACTTCCTCCGGTTGCGGGGCGTGGTGCGCACGGCCTCCCGGGCTCCGTCGGAAAAGTCCAGGTTGTCAACACGGGTAATGGTAACGTCCCTTGTGCGGATGGCGTTGTAAAGCGCCTTTGGGCTAATGATAGATCCGCTTTGCCCGTCATAGTAGTATGTGTTGTTCCCGCGCTGGACCACGTTCAGCACATGACCATAGCGGGAGCCTTTCCAGTGGACGGACATGACCGCTCTCGCGCCGCTGCCGTAGCTCCTCATTTGGGCCTCAAGGGCGTTGCGAGTGGCGTTTGGCGTGGTGCGCCCCACGTTCTGAATCTTGGCGCCGACGAAATTGCGCGTCCATTCATTGTGCCGGGGCATCGTGTCCCCGTCATAGGTAGGCTGCGCGATAACGTCATAACCGCGGAAACGTGCCTCGGTGGCGACAACCGCCCTTTGACAGTTTTCGTTGTATTCCGCGGTGGACGCCGTCCGGTCATAGAACGGGTTTGCTTTCATGATGGCATCCCGGGTGGACATGGGCCGTCCCTTTTTTCCCAGGGCTTCGGCAAGGGTGTCCGGCTGTCCGGGCATCTGATCCATGTTGCCGCCGTTCCCTCCGCCGCCTCCGCCCGGGCTTGGGGTTGAGACGGGAATACCGCTGTTTGCTCCTCTGCCGCCCATAATATCATACCTCCGTAAATTATTCAACAAAGCTCCGCGCCTTGATCGTCACGACCTGTGCGGGAGAAAAGTCAAAATCGATCTCCGCGCCGTAACAGACAACCGTTTTCGGCTGGATCTGCTGCAAGGCCCGCTCCATACCGGCGGCCCATGTTTTCCGGGCCTGTGGGTCCTTCATGACGCCCACGGTGGAGACGGCAACGGTGCCGCCGCCCTCTATCCCGTCAAAACACCAATCCAGCGTGTCCGCGCCCGCATATTGCAACGTGGGGATGACGTTCATCCCCGCGGCCTGCATGATCTGTCCGATGAGGCGGGACCGGTACACGTTCCAGATCTTCATTGCCTTTGGCATGTCCATGTAAAGGCTGAAATCCGGGGTGCAGACACAGGGGAAATCAAGCAGCTTTTCCACGTAGATCCCCGGGGTGTTCCATACCCGTTCAAATTGGTAATCGTCAATGAAAAAGTGAATGCCCGCATCCCTGGCCTGGGTGCTCAAGAGATAATTGAATCCGATGAGCTTTCCCGGCGTGTAGTCGCATCTTCGCAGGATGGGGAGGTCATACGGTCCGGCCACATTGCGCGGATCATAATCATGGAGATTATAGGCGTCAAAGGTCCGCTCCCGCTCATCCCCGTAATATCCGGCGTCCTCCTCATCGTCCTCCGGCTCCTGGTCCGGCTCGGTCTGCTCCGGCCCCTCCGGTGCCAGAAAATCCGGGAGGGAAAAGCCAAAGGCTTTCATGTTGATCTTTCCGATCCCCTTGAGCTCATCCCGGACAAGCTTGCTGTCCCAAAAGGACAGCTCCGCCGTCTTGTTGTGGGCCAGCCGATAGGCCCGCTGCTGTTCGCTGTTCAGGTGGTCAAGATGGATGATAGGGATGAGCGGTAGGCCCTCCTCGATGGCGGCAAGCTGCCGCCCGTGGCCCTCGACGATCAGATTTTTCTTTCCCCAAACGCCCACAGGATCATTGAATCCGAAAACGCGGATGCTCTCCCGGATGGCCTCAATGTCCTCCTCATCGTGGACGCGGGCATTTTTGGCATAGGGCTTGAGCTTTTTCGGATCAACATATTCGATTTCAAGGGTAAAGTCTTTCATTCCCCGGCCCTCCCGAAAATAGGCGCCGGGTCATGGAGTCTAACCATGATAAGCAGGGAGAAGGATAGAACCTGCCACGCCAGCGGGCCCCGGCATAAAAAGAGAAAAGCGCCGCGGGCCCGCCTCGGTGCTTTTCTGCGTCTGCATCATATCACAGGGGCGGAGTGACATTCAATGACAACTTTTTGAGGATGAACGGCTCCGCGGACGCCAGAGCGGCCCCGTGGATGCGATAGACCGTCCGTTTGTGATAGCTCATGCACATGGCGATATTGTCCCATGTGCGGTTTTCTATGTAACGGAGGAACAGCACCCGGCGATACTGGATCTTGTCAACGGAGTCAATGGCCTGCATGATCTCCCTCTCTGCGCGCGCAATGTCGTTGATCTGCGCGTCAAGCTCCGCGTTGAGAGCGACAAGCTCATCATACCGGTGCGGATCTTTCGTCCCGCTCACGGCCTCCCCGCCCATCTGCGCGGTAATGCTGGTCAATTTATCGTAGGTCTCCCGGCGGGCCCGCTCAAGCTCCTCCCGGTGCTTTTTGAGCTGATACCCGCGGGCAAGCCATTGTTTGACAACTTTCGTGTTCATGTCTCGTAAATCCTCACTCCGTGGACGTAGAGCATGAGCTTTCGCTTGATGATATAGTCCTTTGTCCTCACGCCCTTGCAATCCTCAACAATCTCCCGCCCGTTCCGCCAATAGACGAAATCCGCCACATAGGCGCATTCATGCTCCAACAGCTTTCCGGGCTTGACGCCGCCCCGCGGCCCAACGGTGGATGGCTCCCGCTGGGCGGGGATGAGGACATACTTGACTTGCTTCCTGAGCTCGGAGATCTCCCCGGCCCGCTGCATCATGTCCAGCTCCCACGCCCGGCGGGCCTCTTTGCGGGAGTCATACCCGCCCGCCTTGATGTTCCTATACTTCGCCGCCATATTCTGTTAAAATACCGTGAAAGGCAAGGCGGGTGCTCAAGCGTGCGACCTTGAAATCCCGGCGTTCCTTGACAAGCTCGCCGTTGTGAAATCTGAGCTTCATTTGATCAAGCATGATCTCCACGTCGGCAATCTCATCCGCCAGATCGGCATAGTTGCCCTTGCCTCGCCACATTTTGCAGATCTCTTTTTGGAGCTCGGACATTTCCTCCAAGAGCATCTTTTCCTGTGCCTCCTCCCCGTATGTGTCTAAGGCGCTCTCAAACACCAGCTTTTCATTTTCCG